ATCGGATTCTACATTGTATTCTTCTGCTAAACCTAAATAGCTTAATCTATTGTAATAATTCATATATAGTTCGTGGTTGTTGTAGCCTGTTAGTTTCTCTAATTCTGTATCGGTAAGAGCTTCTTTAAATACTGCTACCATTTTTATATTAGCATACATATCATACGAAGTATTATTTGCAAATCTAAATTTCAATTCTTGTAAATTTAAACCTGATATAGTATTGCTATCACTACCCACTAAAGTACCATCGTGAAAAACCTTAAATCCACTTGAATTATAGCTCAAAGCTATTTTGTTATAACTTCCATAATTAAAAGGATTAGTTGTGTTATATATGCCTGAGCTTGAACCTACAAGTGCATCAAAATTATTAGAGTTTTGAACAAGAGTAATTTGCACTCTATTATTAATTCCATCTCCAATAGTTATCATACCATATGAGTTATCTAAAGCGTTTGTGTCTTTTTTTATTTCACAATATAGCACTCCCTCACTATCATTAAATAAGTCGCTGTTTCCTGCATTGTCTGCTGCATCTGCACTACGAGTAACTGCACTTCCTGAAGTGTGTATTAGAGATGTTGGATAGGTTTGATTGTTTTCTAATTGTCCACCCCAAACATAAACAAAAGAGTTTACAGGTATATCTGAGCTTATTTCACCTCCTGTTGAATTTGTTAAAGCAACCCCTCTAAAACCATTTGTATCTGTAGATATAGTTCTTTCATCTATTAATCTAAACCAACCATTAGGGAATTCTTGAACACTTAAATTATGGTTAGACTGTGATATTGAAAAACTTTTAGTTTCAAAATCAAATACACTATGTGGAACTCCTCCCCCATCATTATTTCTAATTCCTACATATCTATAATTTCCTTGCTTTACAAAAATACTAAAAACACTTACATTGCCTGTTGCAACACTGTGCCTAACATAAGTGTATCCACTTGTAGTTTTTTCTATTTTATCTGCATTTTGTATTCCCTCAGGAGAATTAACAGCATTAGAAGTAACAGTTATACCTGAACCTTTTGACCATTGACTTAAATCTTGCGAGTATGTAATTAAATTCTGTCTGCTTGGCTCAAGCAAGATACTCGGCTCTCCGTTTGTGTAATCTATTCTTGGTATGTCTAATCTGTCTGTTGTTTTTAGATAGTCTTTTGGTTGGTCGCCTTTTACTAATTGTGCGTATTGAAATATAACACTACCACTTGATTGAGTAACATTGCCATCTGCTGTTGATGGATATAAATAAATATGAGTTACAGGGCTTGTTGCAGTAAAAGTAGCAACTATTCTAAAGAAACCATTACCTGCATTTGTTATTGTTATGCTATCATAAGAGCCTGTAGTTGTGCCTTGTGTTCCGTTAGCTAAATCAACCCAAAAATTACGAGAAACCCCTCCAAATAATATTCTTGTGAAATTTAATGTGTCTTTTTTTGCGTAAATAGAAAAAGTTTGTTGACCTGAAACATTTAATCCTGTTTTTCTGATAGTTTGAAACCCTGTGCTACCTGTAATAGAAACTCTGTAAGCATTATTACTATTATCAAAGCTATCTTCTATTTGTGCAGTAGAGGTATCTGCCTGTGTCCAAAATGTAAAATCTGTACTGTAAGTAAGTAAATTATAAGGCACATCTTCTATAAGATAATCTTCATTGACTCTTGTTCCTGTTGAGTTTCTGTCAAAGTCAAAGTCGGCATCTGTTATTTCTTTTATGGAAATACCATCTAAAGTTATGTTAGAGCCATTATTTTGAGTTTCTAAATAAAACTGTGTACCTGCTGAAGTGTAATCTATCGTGTGTTGTCCTACTGTTGAGGGTGCAGCAACACCTGCACTACCATTATAATAGTAAAAAGCAGATGCTCCATTGTTGCTAATAACATTATAAACTAACCTGCATTTTTTTTTTTTTTTTAAAAAGTTAAAACTATCTACACCATTTGTACCTTTTAATCGTGTGCTACCATTTACTCTTGCTAATGTAACTTGCCCATTAGATATAGTAAAAGTACCACCTGTATCAGAAGAAGCAAAACCTAAACTATATGATGTTGCATTAATAGTTCCTGATACGCTAAAATTACCATTAGTGATTTCCTCAGCGCCTAAACTAAGTGCAGGTTTTATAGAATATAAGTAGTCCTCAGCATAAGCTGTAGGTGTGGTTATTATGGATGCTTTTTGTAGTAAACTCATTGTATATTCTCTAATAGTTGTATAGTCATTGTGTTGTTCTCGTATATCTGCACTCTCCTGTTTAGATCAGAAGTCAAATACTCTACTATATAATCATCTCCCCAACTATTGGTCGTTGTTGCGTTGCCCCAATAACTCTCGCTGTATGATTTTCCCCAATTTATCGTATTTGCCATTTAAATACTGTTTTAGTTTAATTATATTTTTTTCTTTTGGTTTGTATCTCACAATACCCATCCGTTAAATGTAGCATCTGAATCAGGATAAACATCGCCACCTTGATTTTGATTATACTCAGGAAATAAATTACTGTTGTTGTTGATGTAATCTAAAAACCTTTGAGTATAATACTCTGCTGTATTTCTTGCTTTGTTTACTAAAAAGTCTACTTCACTCTTAGATACTGATTCTGAGTTTTCGCTTGTATGTTTAAACACTCCACCATTCTTAATCTGATAAGCTGCATAAGGGATATATTCTGCTTGTGCAAACCATATTAACATAGGCTGTACATAGTCGTTTACTAAGGTTTGATAGTTTCCTGTAAGACCTGATCCTGCTATGTCTGTGCTTATTTTGTCATATAGTTTAGTTCCTAAGTAGTTTCTTATTTCGATTTGTTGCGCTAACTTAATAAACTGTATAAATTTATCTGTATCAACATTACCATCAATGATACTATTCTTGACTAAATCTGTTCTTGATATGAATAATACTGTTGCCATAATTATCTACTTATTCCTATTTTCTTAGCGTATGCTGCTGTATATCCACTATAAGGCATATCCTTTGGCTTTATTGCTACTTTCTTTGCGTTCTTAGGTGCTATAAAACCTCGCCTCTTAGCCTCTGAATCATATAACTTTTTACCTAAACTCTTGTTACCATCTTTTCTAAGGTACGTTCTACGAGACCAATAATGATGACATCTTGCCCCTCCCTTATATAACCAAATAGAATATGTATCTGAGCCACCTTTACCAAAACCTGCATTTACAGCTCTTTGATCCATAGCTTTTATATCTTCTTTACGATACACCTTTTTAGCACTTACCATTTTTTTACAGAACTCTCTTGATGTTCTTTTTACTCTTTCAGGTGCATATTTGTATCTTACTAAAAATGTATAACCTAATAATTTACTTGCAGGTGTTTTACCATCTTGTTCGCTTTCTCTATAAGGCTTTGCGCTTCCTGTACTTGCTAAATTAATCTGCTCGTTAGCGTTTTCAATTAATTCATCCATCTCATCATCAAACTCATAGTCTACTTGCGATTCATCTACTAATTCAAACTCCTCTAACAATTCTTCTTCATCTTCTCCTAAGTCAATAAGCTCTTGTGCTATGTTGTCTCTAAAGTCATCCTCTGATAAATCTTGTGTTTCTGAATGATCTTTACAAGGCATATACCAAGTCATTCCGTTTTCTTCGTGTTCGTGATAACCCTCACATCCCATCTCTTTAGCTTTTTCTATAGCTTGTTCTTTAGTAGGGTATACATCTTCACCATCTATCTTTTTTAACTTAACTCCTGTTTCTTCTTCTCTTGTTTCCTCATCTTGTACGTTCTCTAAGTCTACAAATTCGAGTGGCTGAAGCGTTTTAAAGTACAAATGCAAAGAGATATCATTATAAGCAAGTATTCTATCAAACGCATCAATTAAAAGTCCTTGAAAGCTCTTAATTACTAAGTTGTCAAATAGTATAGAAGCTGTCTTTAATTCATCTGCGTTGTTTCCAAGACCTGTATCATCCTTAATACCGAATAACATAGGACTTACAATTCTGTGAGCTACCATAATCTTTTTAGAACTCTCATCACTTAAGAACTCGTATTGTTGGTGTGCATCACTTAACTGAACAGGCTCTATACTTGCTGCTGTTTCAGGATTGTCGTTAAATGCTAAAATAAATTTACCTGCATTACTTGAGCCACTAAACTTTTCGTAGATTCTTCTTTCTATCATTTCTCTTTGTTCAGGATCAGGAGTTCCATTGTTGAAGTTGATTAACATACTTGGTGCAAGTCCGTTTAGTATGTTGTTTAAATGGAAGTTAGAAATCTCCTCCTCTAATTCAGCGTATTGTGTTCCACCTTGATAATCTACAGGACTATAATACTTGAAACCTGCTCTATAAGGCTTAATATAAAGTATTTCTAATCCCTCTTTAGAAGTTCCGAATGCAGGTATTCTTTTTAGTTCGTTTCCTTTTTTATACTTTGACCAATCACTAAAATAATAGTAACCCTCTATTTCTCCTTTTTCGTTGCATTTCTCGGCTCTTAAGGTTTCTATAGGCATATGTTCTAACTGTACAATCTTAGCTCTGTTTTTTGAGTAGATAACTTGTACTGCACATTGTCCCATTAATTTAAGGTCATAGCATAATTTTCTTACACAATCATTATTAAATAACGACTTCATTTGAGCGTACTCATTAGGCTTTTTATTTGAATTGGTAGCATCTAAGCCTTTTCCGTAAATCATCTCGCTAACACCATTTATAATAGCGTTATTTGTAGGACTTCCGTTGTATCTGTCTATTAGGTATTGAAAATAGTTGTTATCTTCTCCATACTCGATAAAGTCTTTGTTTCTTACTTCCTTTACTATAGGAGAAGTGTAAGTACTTAAATTTACAATACTTAAATCTGATTTATTTTTCATATAATTATATAATCATTATCGTAGACATCATCTCCTGTTGGTACTGTGTATTCTCCACTATTGACTGAATAACTTGATATAGTTTGGTCAGTACAGAAAACTTTATCTTTATATATTACATCGCTTCCCTCTTTTAAAGTAAGATCATAAAATCTACCCTCTACAAGTACAGGACTTAATGCTTGTGATAACACTAAATAGTTTTTGTCTGTTGTAGTGCTTACTGAGTATGTTGTTGAGGTGTTTGTTGAATCATCTCTTAGTATCATACTAACACTTGATGCATAACTTCTCGGTATTACTTTTAAAGTTTGAGCTGATGCAGATGTCGTTAAGTGTATCATACTTATATAACGTATAAACTTTGAATTTTGTGTATAAAAAAAGGGAGTCCGAAAACTCCCCTTTAAAACAAAACTAATCTATTTTATGAAAACTTATATAAATATAAGAAATTAATTTTAGTTAGGTGTTATTTGAGTTGCATCTGCATTACCTGTAACTACTGTTGATGTTACAAAGTATGGTGGTGCAGTTTCTTGAGCAACCATAGTTAAAGTAAAACCACTTAAGTCTCCCATAGCAGCTCCACTTACGATTGATCCTCCTGTTACCTCTGCTCCGTGTTCTAAACCTACTACAAAGTAATTACCATTATAATCTTCTACAAAAACGTGAGGTCTTGCGTGTGCGATTAATTTTAATTCTTCTTGTGTAGCTTTTTCAAGGAATGTAAGTGTCAAGTTTAATGTGGTTTCATAGAAAGTAGTACCATTTTCTCTTGAGCTGTTTATTGCTGATTCTAAAGATGAATTACCTTTAATATCAAACTGAAATAAATTAGGAGTTCCTGCAATAGCAGTAAGCTCACCTGAAGCAATAGTAGTAGCACCAAGAGTACCGAAGTCTGCAAAGTAAACAGTTTTTAAACCACCTACAGCCGACTTACAAGGTAACTTTCTTCCTGTTGTTAGTGTACAAGCCATAATTATTAGATATTAAAAAAGGGTAGGCAGAATACTACCCACCCCTTTATATGTTAGTTAATTTAATTTATTAGTCGTAAAGAACTACATCACCACCAACACCGATTTGGCATCCTGCTGTATATCTCATTACTACTCTTACGTTCTGTGATCCATCAATGTCTGACATATCAATAACTTTAACTTCGTTTCTGTCGTTTAGTAGACCTGTTCCGAAGAATAAGTTAGAGCTTCTTGCAGCGATTGCTTGGTTATCACCGAAACCTGAAGATGGATAAATCTTCACACCATCAAAGAATAAGTTATCTAATGATTGGTTGTTACCTTTGTTATCGTAACCATTAGCACCTAAACCTGATGCTCCAAAACCACCTAAAGCTCTAATGTAAGCTCTATAGATGTTTTGTGATACATAAATGTAAAGATCATCAGCTCCGTAAACTGCTGATGGAATAGCATCTACGATTTTACCTAATTCAGTAACTACGTTTGCTGCTGTAACTGTTCCTGCTGTAACTGTTCCTACAGTAGAATCAGCAGTTGCTAATGTTACAAAACCATCAAAGTTACCCTCTCCTGCACTACCACCCCAAATAGAAGTTTCAGTTGCACTTGCAACCTCTGCTGCTACTCTTGCGATAACGAAGTCAGAAAATAATGGAGGTAAGTTGTCAAACGCAGAAAATCCCATTTGAGCAGCTTCCCAATCAGCGTGTAATTCTTTCTTACAGATCTGTAGGTTAACTTGTAATTCAGTTGGTGTTAATACTTTTTCAGTAAGTGTAAGACCTGAAGTCGTAGAATCGAAATCACAGTCAGCACTTCTTACTAAATTTGAATAAGCCCCTACTTTCATAGCAGCTTTGTACTTAATGTTAGGTAGCATAGTAATAGCAGCATCATCTAAAGTTTTTGCTGTTAATAAAGATGCAGCAATATATTTACCTGCAAATTCTCCTGCATAACTACTACCTGTAATTGTTGGATTTGGCATTTTATTTAATTTTAATTATTGGTTAATTTTTTCATTACTCTATCTAAAGCAGTTTCTTTTCTGTTTTGACCGAATCTTACTTTAAACTCTTGTTTAGCCTCAGGATTGTGAGTGATTGGCTCTACAGCAGGAGTTTCGCTAAGTTCTTGTTTTACTTGCTCCTCTACTTGTGCCATTTCTTCTTTATCCTTTTTAAGCTCGTTTATCATACCTTTGATCTCCTCAACGGCTGATTCAAATTCTTCTTTTGATACATAAGCCATTTCTTCTTCTTCAGCTTCTACTTCTTCCTCTGCCTCTGCAGCTTTAATCTCTCCAATGATTCCCTCCTCGCTTACTACTAAGATTTGACCATCTTCCATTTGATATTCGCCTACAGGTACTGCTACTCTTTCATCTTCAGTAACAATAAAGATTTCGTTTCCTGCTTCAAAAGCCTCAGCTTCTAATACTGTACCATTATCAAGTTTAGCTTGTGCTAACTCGACTTTCTCTTGAGATTCTTCAGTAGCTTCTTCTAATTGAGTTTCTTCTACTTGCTCTATTTGCTCCTCTCCTAAGAAAGTTTTGATTTTGTTTAAGATTTCTGTTGATTTCATATTACTATAACGTGTTAAAATTTATATTTGCATTTTCTATTTGCCTGTTGGTGGTTTAGAGTCTTTAATATTAATTTTTGCATTTGTTTGTTGCTCTTTAGCATCTCTAATAGCAACATCAATAAGATCATATCCTTTTACTGCATCAGGCTTTACACCTAATTCATCTGCTGCTTTTTTAACTCTATCCTTAATATCTTTTCCATCTGCTTTAACATCTAAATTTGGTAAATGGTTTTTTACTTGGTTAGTAAATTCTACTAAATCTTGTACTGCACTATTTGCTCTTGCCCAAGCCTGATCCATTTCTTTATTTAAATCTTCATTGTACTCAATTTCTTCATAAACTTCATCTAAAAATTTTTGTATGTCTGCTTTAACATTTAATTCTACTCTATGTGAAGCTAATTCTTGTTTTGTAACTTGCGCTACATAATTCATCGCTTTTTTTCTCATAACTTATATTTTACCGATTCCTTGATTTATTATATTACCCTTACAGCACTTTACTGAATAGGTTTCATCTTTACATAAACAACCTCTACGCCCTCCTCTTGGACTTGTCTTGCTTGGTGTTTCAAATTTTTTCATCTGCCTTGACCCCTGTATTGTTTTTTATATCCTTTTTGTCCTACACTCGCATTTTTGCTGTGTGGATGTGATTTACGTTTTGGTTTTATATATACACTAATTACTTTTCTTGGCATTACTTAATAGGAATACAATTAGGAACTAATCTTCCGTTTTTAATTTTCATTCCGTATTGCTCGTATCCTGCTTGACAAGGTTTCTTTAAGTCAATAAGATCAAGCTCTTTAAGTTTACCCTCTGCCCATCTTTTAGCAGCTTTACCACCCCATAATAAATATGAGATAGTACCACACGCTTTAGAATCTCCCTCATCGTAATATTCTTCTGCTCTACTCAAATAAGAGTACATTCTCTTTATAGTTTCTACACTTATAGGTTTTCCTTGTGCTAATTGTTGCGCTCTTACTTTTCCTACTTGTGTAGCACATTTATTGTTTACTTTTTCGTTTAGCTCTAAGCCTCTCTTAGCGTTGTTTTTTACTCCGTTAGGGTAATCGCTATATGATTCGAGTTCTTGCCTCTTACCACCCTTTACACGCTTGTCATCCTTGATTATAGACCTTATGTAAGATAGCATCTCACTCGCTTCAGCTTCTTCTATATCCTCAAAGTCATTTACAGGCTCTTTAGGTCTTTCCATTTTGTCTGCAAAGTAACCCTCTATCGAAAACCCTTTAACCTTGCCTGTTTTGACAAAGTTGTTCCATATCTCATCGTTGTTTACTTTGACAGCACCCATCCAAGTACCAACAGGAACATTTAAACCATACTTACGAGATTTATCGTGTACTTCATCTTCTACTAACCAAGATTCTACTAATGTTAGTCCGTTAATCGT